CCCCAAGTGCAACCGTGAAAAGTGCCATGTTATTATAATCTGCTTCCATTAGTTCAGCAACTATAGTAATTCCACCAGCCGTAAACTTTCTTTTTACAGCCCCCGGACTTGGCATAGCATTAATAACAACTTCATTAACATCGTTAACCGACCATGTAGCTTTTGCTAAATATCCCAAATGCCTAAAGTTAGTATCTGCTGTTCCTGTTGGAGAGCCTCCACTTCTAACCTTCAGATGCAGCGTGCAGGTATTTGGAAGAGTTATGTTTGTAGACGATAGAACCGCCATTTTTCACCTCGTTATTAAATTTGTATATTTGTTCTTTTATAAGTCATTGTTAGCATTACAAGTGAACTATCTTCAATTATCGACCACTTTTGAGTATTAGTAACAAATGTTAGAAACTCAACATTTTTAAGACTATTAAAAACGGTCTGTTCACATTTCATTAAATTAATTTGTGGACTCTCTATGTTAGATGTTAATAGACTTATTTCAACATCGTTTTCAAATAGAATGGGTTGATTTTTAATCATTCCATTTGTCTCTGATCCCGTGCTATCACCCCATAAAATAAAGGCATGTACTGATTCAGATATATTGTTTCTTGCACCTATATCATTAATTGATTTCATAGGTTTCCAGTAGCTACATTCTACTAACTGATACTGTCTTTGCTCATCTGTTAGTGCTTCCCATGTAGTGCCTGATTTATCGACTACTGCTAAATCCAAAGCTGCTTTAATAGCTTCAAGTGCTATAACTTCACTTAACATTCTTATGAACCTCTATTTTTTTATTTATAAAATTAATATATTCAATTGACATTTTAATTATTCTTTCTCTTGACTCTGGACTAATACCGATAAATGGTCTTTTAGGAACATCCCCCCAGGGTATAGCAATTCTTCTTGTGTGTTCTTTTACAACCGAAATTCCACGTGCTATTATTTTTCTTCCTGATTTTACATTGCCCTTTTTATGTTTTCTAATATATGATTTTATAGTCACTGATTGAATGCCAAATTGACCTTTTTTAGCACCAAATTGATGTAATTCACCATATTTCAATAAACTTGGAAGACCCCAATGCGCAGTAGTGTTATCCCATATTCTTTGGATACCCATTCTTAGAACTCCGGTATCCATTAGTATTTTTACACTTTTTTTTCTTGGCTTTTTTTTACGACTTCTTCTATTTTGTATAGTAACATCAGAAAGTTTTTCCCACGCTAATCCTTCAGGAGAAGATTGATCTTTGAAATTACTTTGAATATCCTTTTGAACTTCAAGAGCAATAGCCTTCATTAATGGCTTTGTTTTACTAATTTCACTAATCAATTGTTTTAATCCGCTTTTCAAAACTCTCTTTTCATTTTTTCAAGAAAATTGATTGCTTTAATATTAGGATTTGTTATTACAATTCTTTTGGGATAGTAGTCTTCCTGCAATTCATTGTCATTCATTATTTCAAGTTTTCTATCCCTAAACTTTTCCAGTTGCATTATTATATTTTCATACTCATTCTTGTCTGATTCCCTTATATTGCCATTACTTACGCTTGCGTTATAGTGAATAAGCCTTGCAGCTATTATTTTTATCTCTTCAGGTACGGGCGACAAAGGCAACTCGTAAACATTATTAAGATATGAATCTATTTTTTCATCTGCCTGTGTAGCAAATAAAAGGAATCTTGCACTCGCTTCTGATACCGATCTTGACCCCTGAATGATAGTGCTATAAATTGTATTTGAGAATATAGCCTTATAGTAATCGGAATCAATATAATTACTCATTATACCTATCTCTCTCTCTTTAGAGCATAACCAACACGACAATAACCCGTGTTTTTAGTAACTATAAATCTGATTTTCTCATAGAATACATTGTCAAGAATTGTTACTGAAGTCCCGTAGTAAGAACTGCCTCCGCTAAACTTAATTATGTCATAATAATCACCGTCAAAATATCCTTGCACCCTTACTAATGCAGTATTAGCGGGTGGGGATGTGTAATTAGTATCATTTATGTATACTAACAAAATAATTTCATCCGGTCTTATGTCATAAGGAAGGCTATTCGAACCTTCTGTAAGCCCTATAGTAACAACCGTATCGGCAACATCAGAAGTATCCATATCAATAACAATAGTCATATCCTGTAAATATTGCATAGTAGCAAAACAGGAACAAGTCATCAGAAATATTGCCAATATTACTATTTTTTTCATCTTTCTCATTTCATCTTTTATGTTAAAGGGGCAGGGAAAAAGGGAGGAAAAACCCCGCCCCTATATTATTAAAAACGGTTAATCCTTAACGTGATAGTAGAAAGTTGTTCCGGTAACACTTGCTGTATCCGATACTCCAAATGTGATATACAGCGAATCTGCCGGGGTTGTTAGATTAAACCTTCCATCCGCCATAAATGCACCTCCGGCATAACCAAACTGGACTATCGGAACAGCCCCAGTAGTTGACCCCGGTGTGTATATTTTATGCGTTTCTGTATTACCCGGCCAAAAGTCCTTGCCGAACCACTCCCCATTAGTAGTATCTGAACCTACTATTTCAGGAAGCAGCTTAGCGTTTACGCACCCAGAACCGCCAGAACTAATCTGGATAGTGTTATTTTTGCCCAAAATAGACGTTCCAGCCGTCAAATATCCGAATCCGCCAATAATGGTATCGGTTACATAAATGTCATGGTTGAAATAGGTCTTATACCCTGTAAATGTAACTGTGTCATCGGCAGATGAACCCGAAATAGTCGCTCCGCCAATATCGTAGGCGAATGCTGAAACCGCTGCACTATCTGCCGTAGTCGCAATTTTGGCACGACCATTGAAATACATGCCAGTGATGGTATCACATTCCCCATTATCTAAATCGAGATAAGTCAGGGTGAGGGTGTCGATCTCACCGTTACCAATATCGACATATACAACTACTAATGTCTCCGCATAGGTTTCATCTATTAGTGTATCGACATCACAATTTGTGACATCAATATAACCAGCCGTAAGTGTATCTATAACAAGACTATCAGCCGTCAAAGAACCCGTAAATATTGCAGTTCCTTCCGACCATAGATAACTTCCAGATGATATATGGATATTCTCTTTATTAATATCATAATATACAGTGCTATAATCAGAAAGCCCTATACATACAAGCATTATCAGCATTGCAATTCTAATATACTTCATATCTTTTTCCTATTATTATATTCTTCTGAGGAAACTGTAACAAACTGTGCAATTCTGACACCGTGTCTTGTGCTATTTTCCTTAGCCCAATTACTAACAGGCTCAAATCCCAATGGATAATAACCCGCTTTTAACCCTTCCTGCCTCCGGTCTATAAGAAGTTCAACACACTTTATAATAACGGTATCAGTCGTATTAGTATTTTCAATTGGGGGAGTTTCAACCTCCCCCACAATACCAATGTCATTTTCTATAACGAGAATTTTATTTTTTCTCTTTGCCATTATTGCTATCCTATATCAGATTAAAGATACGGGTTTGTAGCTGCGGTTACACGTGCGCACGCAAAGCCACCAGCCCTAAAAACAACCGGAGCTATCTTTGCGCCACCCATGACTTTAACCCAAGCATCAGACTTCTGTGCAGATGGGTCAACAATGCTATAAGGCCCGGCGACAGGAGTGTCAAAAGAACCAGCATAAACAGAAGGCAATGTTGCCATCTGCTGATATTTATTGCCATCGCTAAACTCAAATGCAATATGACCATCAGGAAGAAACTGCTTTCTTACTTCAATAACGCTTCCAACTTCAACGGCATCAGTAAGGGCATCTACTGTAATGGTTGCGGATGAAACGGCAGCCGTAATAGTAGTAATAACAGTCTTACCACTCTTATTAGTAATAATTACTACATCGTCTTCGTCAAGTATTGAGTAATCTTCAACGTAAATAGTTGTAGCTGTAGCAGAAGCGGCAGCTGTAAGTCTTGTTGTAACCGGATAAGCACCTGAATATGTAACAACTTCAGGAATCCATGTAAGGGCATTTCTGATACTATTAATATCCCTAAGTCCGGCAGCAAGTGAATCCGTCTTATTCAGCCTTGACCACATGTTATTATTAAGAGTTATGTGATGGCTAACATCGGAAGGCATATAAATTCTTGTAATGGTTCTTCCTGAAATCTTTTCAAGGAATCTAATCATGTTAGACAAATCTACTAACGGATCGGAAGCAGAATGGTCAGACCAAAGTGCCGGAGTCCAGTCGAAATCGCCAGGAAGGTCTCTTACATCTGTGTATCCAGTCGATTCAGTGTTATTAAGATCAAGCCTAAAATGTTTACTAATTGGGAATGTTATGCTTCCGGTTATTGGAGCGGTATAACCACCTGTAAATATTACAGATGAAGCCATGTGTTCAATTCTGTTATTAAGTCTTTCGGCTATAGACTGCTGTGCCATTGCAACCATAGATGAAAACGCCATTCTCATTCTGGGATCTTCAGGCATGAATGTATCTTCAAGATCACGTTCATTTATGAAAATTGAATCTCTCCACTCAAGCATTCCTTGACTAATCATATAACCTGAGTTCATAGCCTCACTTGCAAGCGGCCCCCCATTAAACTCAGGAATCAGACCGCCGTTTGAAAACTTGAAATAAGCCTTAATTTCACTCTCTGTATTATATGTAGTCAATGGAAAAAACGTCTTTTGGAATAGTCTTGGATTATTAGTAACAAGTTTATCAAACGTCTGACTTGTTCTAACTGGTGAATATTCACCACTACCTATAAGGGTTCTAATTGCTTCAAATGCCATAAGTTACCTCTATTCTATCTGTTTACAATCTTGAATTTTGAAATGAATGAAGCGGTTGCCGCTGTTATAGCTGACTCCATAATTGCGACTACAAAGAGCTTCTGTTCTGTACTAAGTTTATCATAATCAATAGTGCAATCTGTATACGCCTCTATATTGAGGTCGTATTCGTCGTTATAGTTATTAAGATCAATAGATTCGGGAACAAATACTATATCCTTAATAATCTCACCATCCGTAAACCCGCCTGTGATCAGTAGATCATTGGCAGCCGGATCGGCTGAAAAGCCCTCGTTTATTGTAATATTAGCAGATGCAACGGATGAAACATAGACCTGACCTGAACCTCCATTGCACTCAACCTTACCTGTAGACACATCATAAAAACACACTTCAGGATCAGCAATCCATGACTCCGTGCTTTCTGTGTCTGTTGGATCGTATTCTGTTGCCACTGTTGAACTTGCCATAGTGATAGTAGTAGTAGTAGTAGATGCGCTTGAAACTGGGTAGCAAGGGAAAAGCGGAATATATTTATTACTTGCACATCTAAGATAGAATATATTTGCAGGTGTAATCTTTTTCTGAAGCCTTTCCTTGTCTACCATTATAGGAAAATGGTTAAACCCTTCCATGTTGCCAACAAGTGCAGAAGTTGCAATTGTACCATAGCTTACTCTATCCTGTCCGGCTCTGATATGTGCCATTATTTACCTCTACCAATAAGTTTGTTTACTGACCTGTCAAGATCGGTTTCTTTTGTTTCATTATTATAAATATCTGGTATCTTATTGATACCAACATTGAAATTTTTAATAATATTACTAAATGTTTCAAGACGATCAACGGTTTTCCCATCGCTCATTTTAATAACATCTTCTGTTTCACTCATAACAGTTGCAATAGAGAGCAATGTCTCTTTAATTGCAGGCGGAAATGTTTCTGGAATTTCATTCGAGAAACGATTAAATCTTGTCTGAACAGCCTGTTTTGCAATTACATCTTTCAGGGCAGCAATTTCTTCAATCAAAGCCTGCTTTTCGGTATCAATTTCAACCGCTTTAGGGCTTTCGGTGGTTTCAGTTGTTATTACTTTTTCCTTTGTTACAGGGTTTTCTGCACTTTTAGGCTCTTCAGCCTTTATATCCTTGTTCTCTTCAGGCATTATGCCCTCCTCAATACTATTTGTTTTTACGTTTTGATTAGTATCTTTTTCATCTTCATTTGACAAGTAGATTATATCAATATCTTTCATTGTTGTTGTATCTGATAATTTGCTTTCATCAATAAAACTTCCTGAAACAGCCGGAATTGTTGCCCCTAACATGGCAAATCCGGCTAAATATGGCATAGGGATTGAAGAATCTGAATGAGTATTAGCAATTTCAGCAGAAAAACCATTGAATCTATTGTTAATAATATCGGACTTCAGCGAATCACTTAAACCAGATAGCTTTAACCACAATCTATCTTCATCAAATTTGACTTGACTTACATAACCATGTCCCGGAAACTTATCTGATAACCGCTTTAATTCCAACGGATTAATGCCATCTGAAGTATGCCCTATCATGACAGGCGATCTTATAATAGTAGAATCATAATTACTTGCAAGTTTCATTAAATAATCGGCTGTGTATTCCTTGCCCTTAATATTGCTTCCCGCTTTAATATAGGGAATCCATTCAGTTTCTTTATTATAATCGTTACTTAGTTTATCAATAAAGTCTTTCAATTTTGATATTATTTCAATCATTATACCCCTTGTCTTTCTGCTACCCCTGCCATAACTGACATTCCTTCAAAACCCCTATCTGGAGAAACAGGAATTTCATTGCCTTTTCTATCCTTAACTGTTATATCACTAATATTAGTATTTTTTAGACCGCTTTCTTCCTTTTCAAACTTACTAATATACTCATAGATACACCTGCAATTATACCCATTCGGAGGCAACCACATATCATATTCAGGACTACCTACTCTTATTATAGCCCCGTTCATAGCTTCATGATCCGGTCTTGTTCTGTCATCCCCTACAGCAGAATACATAACATCTTGAAATATTTCACTCGTGAAATCATCTTCTATAACAGCCATATGCTTCCCAGAATTAAAGGCATCACTCATATTAGTTCTGTATATTGCCTCAATATGGTATGGCTTCACTCCACTAATACCAGCCGATTCAAGTATTTGTGGAATGCTATTCTGAAATTGCTTAATTGTTAATCCCTTAGAAATTGCCTCGTCAATTTGCTTCCCCCAGAAATTACTAACAAAACCAGTGGAATCAGAACCAATTTTGAGACCATCGAGCTTAGCAGTTGTTACTATTCTTTCTCCGATTGCAGGATCGTTTATTATAGGGATTGTTTGTGTAAGCCTTGCCCAAGCCATTTCAGGACTTATGAAATCAAAATCATTAATTGAATCAAATACTATTTCATCAGTTAAATAATCTTCTGCAAGCCTAATGGCTTTTGCTTCCTGCTTGGCACGTTGTACCATAAAATAATAACCAGCAAAATCGAATGTTACAATTGCACTTGAAAAAAGGCTATTAATTTTA